CTCGAGAATTGCGTAATCGTATGCTATTCCTAATTCAATTGTGGCAGGTTCATTTGAATCAAAAGCAACATCACCAAAGTTTACTGTTGTAAGGAATGCACCTTTCAACTTCCATTGTTCAATCTTATCACCAACCGGTCCTAACATATAGAAATCGATATCTTTTTTGTAGAAATCGGCATAACCTCTTCTACCTGTGATTGATTCGTGACCTAATCTTACCCATTCCATCACTTGTTGAGCTCCTGAAGGAACGATTGGGTCATACAATGTAATTGTAATATCTTGCCATTCACCTTTACCTTGAAGTTTTCTCTTGATGTTAATGTGGTCAAGAACAATAGGTTCAAAGTTGATGGATGGTCTGTTTGCTGCCTTTATCAAGTAAGATTGAATACCATCAATCTCCATGATATACCTGTTCTTCATCTTCGGTTCGAAGTTGGTGTAGAACATTTGGTCGAATTCTAATACTTCTGCCATTTTATCTCCTAATTTATATTAATAAATATTAATTTTCTTTTTTTTCAAGTTATGCCGAGAACGCTGCTCCTGTTGGAAGAATGTTGAAATCAATTACAATGAATTCAGCAGTTTTAGCAGGTTGTAAGAAAATCTGACCAGCTAAAATGTTTCTATCCACAACATCAGGAGTGTTGTTCGTTTCATCCATAACTACTTTGAAAGCGTATAACCCTTGTCTTTGTTGGATTCCTTCTAAATAAGGTTGAACCGTATTGATGAATCTTGCTCTTGTAGTTGCAGTGTTTTGTTCGAACACTAAGAATCTTGAAGTAGATGCGATGTACTTCTTAACAGTAATCAACAATCTTCTTACGTTAATTCTATCAAGTGCAGATGCCTTATCTTGAAGAGTTTTCTGTCCAAATGCCACGATACCTTGTCCAGGGAACGTTGCGATTGGGTTTACTTTGTTTTCATATAAAGTATCTCTTTCAGAGTGTGTTAATCTATTTACTACACTTGCTGCTCCTACAATTCCACCTCTATTTAAACCTGCAGGTGCGAACCATTCTGCTGCGATAGCATCATTTGCTGCATATACTGCTGGAAGTAATACCGAAGGTGGTACACTTACTAATTTGTTTGTATTTGTATCTACCGTTCTAACCCATGGGTAGTAAGTACCTACATAGTTAGAATCTACTGAACTTGCTTGGTCAGTTACCTGTGCAATAGTATCATTTTCACCAACGAAATCAGCGATGTAGAATGCATCTTGTCTTGCCTCTACCATATCGATTGCTTTCGTAGTTACACTTGAGTGTAATCTTCTAACGATACCTGGTGTTACCAACATATTGATATCCCACTCATCTGCGTTAGAAAGTGCGTTGATTGCTTTACTATATGCAAGATAACCATCTGCTGAAGTTGATGATAAATCAAATCCTTGAGAGTTACCTGCAGAAATATCACTTCCCTTGTTGATTGCTCTTGCTGGACTCATACCATCGAATCCACCTTGGAATCCAAGTGTGAATTGTCTGTTAATCATATCAGCTGTTGCTGAACCTGTCATTTCTAATGATAATCCAACTCCTGTAATGTTTCCATCAAATCCGAATGCAACGTTTGCACCAACTGTTGCGTTATTTGGAATTGGTTTTAAATACTGATGGTTATCAATCTTAACTACTGCGGTTTCTAAATCAATACCTGAGAATTGATATGGATTACCCGTAGTATTAGAAGTTGAAGTTGTTTGATATACAACAGCAGGTACTAAAGTTTCATCACCACCTGAACCAACGTAGATTGGGTTAGTATATGCCCCGTGTGCGAAAGGTGCTGCAGATACAGGGTAAGAACCTTGTGCTCCTACTTCTACTCTAATGTATTTAGAGTTGTTACCCCAATCACCATTCTCAGTAATCTTACCATTTGAATCGATTGTATAATATCTATCACCAATTACTCTTGCGATGTAGTTAGGTGATGCAGGGTCTAAGTTTACATTGTTGAATGTTTCAAGAACTGTCTTTCTCTTATCAGTATCAGAGAATGAACGTAATGTTACACTAAATACTGAGTAATCAGTTCCACCATCCTCGCCTGCTGCTTTAACTCCTGAAATAGATACTTTGAATCGTGTATTCTCACCGTTACCATGGCCTAACGTATGGAATCTGAATAGGTCATATCTCTCGTCAGAAATTAATTGTGATTTTACCCAAGGGGTAGCTGCTACACTTGCTTCGTAAGAAAAATTTTGTCCATCTAAAGTAACTGCCACTACATTTTCATTACTTGCACCAGTTGTACCTGCTACATTTTCAAAGTATGTATAAACGTATGCTTCTTTAGAATTAGGTCCTACAATTGCGGTTTCACCAAACACATCACTAATATCATTACCAGCAGATGGTAAGATAGATGCTGAAATTTCAGCCAATCCTGAACCACTTACTACAAATGAACCTGAAGTATCTACTGAATCTGAAATTGTAAAGGGTCCAAATCCATAATCTACATCACCATTTGTTGTTGAATGTAATGTACCAATGAGTTTATATCCAGCTGAACCTGAGGTTGCGATACCAACAGGTGCTGCTTGTGTATAACCACCGATACCTAATGTTCTTACTACTGTTACAGTACCTGCTTCTCTTAAGTAGTTTTGTACTGCATATTCA